GGCAACGTGGGCCAAGGCGTACGAGAGGGCAGAGGGAATGTTGCCCGCGACCCGCACCGAGACCCTGACCCTGTGGGACACGAGGATCCAGCGATGACCGCCGTCACCCGTCCGCGACTGATCAAGTACGCCGAGGCCCTGAGGGCACTGGAACGGCTGGTCCGGGAGAAGGGTCCGGACTTCGTCTACACCAGTCCGATCCTTGACGGCAACGGTGAGCCGACCGCGACGTGTGTCTACATCGAACCCAAGACACACGCGCCATCGTGTGGCCTGGGCAAGGTCTTCGCCGAACAGTTCAACGTGCCCGTGGATGACTTGCTCCGGGCAGACCAGGGCGGGGACATCCTGGCCCAATTGATTCGGGCCGGGGTCGAGTTCACCCACAAGGCCAAGACCCTCCTGTTCGAGTTCCAGTCGCGGCAGGACGCCGGGCAGAAGTACGCCGGGGCGCTGGATCTCGCGATCCGACACGCCAACGGTCTGTACTGCAACGACACCGAGCCGTACGACTTCGGCGGCCGGAAGCACTACCTCAACCAGCTCCTCAACCTCTCGAAAGAAGACTGATCACCATGTCGAACCGTCAGCAGACCAAGGGTGCGCCCGTCACGTTGGAGCAGTTGGCCCAGGAGGACCGCGAACGAGGCAACATCCGCCAGTTCGCCAAGGTCGTCCGGGCCGCCAAGAAGGGCCGGTAGGACGATGAGTAGCCTGATCTATCGGTACATCTTGGCCATGTTGTTCTGGTCCTCGATCCCGGCCTGTGTGATCCTCGGGTCGTGGGTGCCGATGGGCGTCGGACTGTTGATCTTGGTCCTGGGGACCTTCATCCCGGTCATCTTCCGGGCGTTGCACGATCGCCAGGTTGACAAGTCCGCCCCGAAGATCGTCAACGGAGTCTGGTCCGGCAAGTAGCCTGATGCCCCGTCACCCCGCCCTCTGTGGTAAGGTGACGGGGCATTCAGTCGTTAACGGGAAAGGTGATCCAGATGGACTGGTACGCGGTTGGTTCGATACTGAGCGACGTGGTTATCGTTGGAGGGGTGGCAGGGTTCCTTGCGGGACTGTCGATCTTGGCGCACAAGATGGCCCGGACGCCTTGGGCAGAGCACCCGGATAACAAGATCAATCGAACCACGGACGTCGAACGGTGGTTGAAGATCCGTGACAACGCCGTCGGCCCACAGGAACGCGACGTCGCGTGCTCGATGCTCCAGTACCTCGGGTACACGGAGCCCGCCCTCTCTGTCCTCCCGACCCCCAAGGCACCTGTTGCCCCGGACGTCCTGCAACGGCTGAAGGACGAATTGGCGATGGCGCGAGCCCGGCGCACCGAGTCTCGGACTCAGAAGGGGCGGCAAGCCTGGGCGGACTATGAGGCGAGCCTGAGGGCCCAACTCCTGAACCTCAGTGACCGGGCCTCGGAAATCCAGGCGGCCCAGGCGAACCCCGACCTGTACCACAAGATCCTGGAGAACGTGTACGCGGTGAAGGAGGACAGGACCATCTCCCCGCAAGACGAAATGCTGGCCATCTGTGCCGATGTCCGACGACCCGACGACCCAACCGGCCGTCGGTATGAATGCCTGCACGCCGGGGGCACCCGTCTGTCCGATGGCACGTGGATCAACTTCACGCATTACCGGGCACCCCTGGGCCCGTCCTTCCGGCTCACGGACCCCTCGCGAAACATCACTGTGAAAGGCGGTCTCCTGTGATCCGTTACAAGCTGGGCGGCCGACCGGTCACCATCCATGAGACCGCCACGCTGGACGTCGGCCAGTTCTACGATTGGACCCGGCAGACTTCGAACCGACTCTTGGGCCTGGACACCGAGGGTTGGCCGTTCAACCACGAAGACCGCATGAACCACTACGGCCCGCTGAAAGACCGATGGATGAGGTTGATCCAGTTCGGCTCGGTGGACGAGGCCTGGAATCTCGACCCGCTGGGCATCCCGTCGCACCGGGAAGTCGTCCAGGCGGTCCTTGAGAACCCGTGGCACCAGTACACCACCTGGGGTTCGTTCGACCCTGAGAACGTCCACCAGTCGTTGGGGATCGACATCACCGATCGCTCGTACAGCGGCATGACGTTGGCGAACCTCCTGCACCCCGGCCCCCTGGAGGCCCACGACCTGAAGACCACGGGCACGATGCTTGGGATGCCCGAACTCCAGGCTGTCGATCAGGAGCAAGACGCCCGGTGGTCCAAGATCAGCGTCCCGGCACCTCGGAAGCCTGTTCGCCCACGCATTCGCAAAGGTGAATCGAAGGACGAGTACGCCGAACGCCTGTTCGAGTTCCGCAAGGTGACCCTGGTCAAGTGGCAGCTGGAGGTCCAGCGGTACTACGAACGATACCCGTTGCGTGAGGCTGCCCGTCCGACGCCTCAGGGTGGGTACAAGTCAGGCTGGTCCGGCTACCGGGACATCGATCGGGACGACCCGTTGTTCCAGCTCTATGCAGGACTGGACGCCATCACGGCCCGGGTCGCCTGGCCGCAACAGGTCGAACTCCTGAAGGAACGGGGCGTCTACCGCCCACTAAAGGACGAAGTGCGGCTAGAGCAAGCGATGACCCGGGTCAAGATCCAAGGCACCCTGATCGACATTGCACATGCAAACGCAAGGTTGGACAGCGTGCGCCCGGTCCACGAGGACGCCAAGGCCCGGTTTCTCGAACTGACGGGGCTGAAGGTGGCCAGTTCGAAGCGGGTCGATTGGCTCGATGATCGGGGCATGGTGTGGAACCCCCGAGCCGTCACCAAGACCGGTGCTCCGGGACTCGGGAAGAACCACGTGACGGACTACCTGGCCAAGCACGCACCGGACGAACCGGGCGGGGAGCCTCACGGGGTCAGTCACGAGGTGTACCGGGCCCTCGAACTCATCAAGCAGGCCGCCGAGACTCAGAACCTCGTGTCGTTTGTCGGGGGCATGGTCGAGATGGCCGACCCTCGGGGCCGCGTTCACCCCTCTACGAACGTCCTGGGAGCCAAGACGGGCCGTTGGACCGTGAAGGAGCCCGCCGTCCAGACCTTCAGCCGGACGAACGGGACCCGGGGCATCGTCATCCCCGAACCAGGTCACGTTTTGGTATCGATCGACCAGAGCCAGATCGAAGTCAGGGTGTTCGCGGCGGCCAGTCGGTGTGAGCCGTTGATTGAAGCGTTCAACAACGGGGAGGACGTGTACGGGACGGTCGCCCAACGTCTGTACGGACACGGCTGGTCCAAGGACGACCGGGCGGTGTGTAAGCGGATCATCCTGGGCGGCTGTCTGTACTGTGGCGGCCCAGGCACCATTGCGACCCAGTTGCACGATCTTGATGGGATCGTTATCCGCGAGGAACGTGTCAAGGAGCAGCGGGACAAGTTCTATCAGCAGTACCCGGCCGGGCGTCGATTCATCCGACGTATGACCTCGGACAAGGACGTCTGGCTGCCCTCTGGTCGGTACGTCCCGGGCGACCCGGACAAGGAGTACCGGGGTACCAACTCGTACTGCCAGGGGACGGCCCGGGACTTGATCGTCCAGACTCTCTTGCGATGCTTCGACCTGGGATACGAACGGAACGTCCGCATGGTCGTGCACGATGAGATCATTTTCAGCCTGCCCATCGTGGGGTTGGAAGAGGCGTTGATCAAGTTGGCCGGGGCGTTCCGGGTGCCGTTCATGGATGTGAACCTGGACTGTGACGTTGAGGTCTACCCCGAACGATGGGGTGGCAAGATGATCACGTTCAAGGGTGCTGGGCAGTGGGAAACTGGCAGCTCGAAGAAGGGCACCCTTCGCACCGATGACCGGTTCGAAGAGGCCTTGCCGTTCGCTGCCTGATAACGGGTTGGTAACGAGGTGTTGACGGCGGTTGGCCTGGCGAGTAACGTTCGTGTTGTCAGGCCAACCGGAACGATGAAAGGATCGCGATGTCGATCAACGTGGGATCGTTCAAGCTGTACCAGATCACGGAGGAGAACGGACCGGAGGGTGAAGACGCCCGGTGGATCATCCTGACGGAAGAGGAGATCCTTAGTCTCCGGGACCACCTGAACGAGACGTTTCCCGGGACCAAGGGGCGGTCCGTCCTCCCGACCACGAGGCCCAAGTTCGTCACGGTCAAGGAGTGGGAGGAGTACCAGGCCCTCATGTCCCGGAAGCACCACAGCCGGGTCCGGGTGTCCGGGGAGTACCCGTTCGTCGTGAACGCGGGTGCGCCCGAACCGTCCGATGGCCATTGGTTCCTCCGGGTCAAGCGTGACGGCGATCACAACGAAGGGTCGGACTGGCTCGAACGTCAGCCGGACAACGGGCGACAGGGGTCGTACATGTACCGCTGGACGACCACGCGAAACGACACCGGGGCCTCAACCTTCTGGTCCACCTGGGAGTCCCTGAGCCGTCGCCACAGCCACCCCCGGGACAGGTTCCAGGCAGTGGGTGACGCATAGTAACCACCTGTCGTTACCATCCTGTGACCTGAACAGGGTTGGAACCGGACCAGAACCGGATCGGAACCGGACGTGGAACTGGGTCTGACCTGCGTGGAACCGGACGAACTGGACGATTGGCAAACTTAGCTCACGGGAATCTTTCGTGTGACGCACAGTAGCTGGATTTCGACCCAGTCCCTTCGTCTGCCCAACTCGACCCTCCAACCCGCGATCCATCCAGTTCGTCCGGTTCCACGCAGGTCAGACCCAGTTCCAACCCCTGTTCCAAGATCATTATGCCCGGTTCCATCCGGTTCCAGTCTCTATGTGAAGGAGTCTCACGTGTGCCTGCTCTGCCAGTCCCTCAGTCGCCCGGACCACCAGCCGCCAGACCCCATCCGTCCGGCCACTCGTGGGTCTCTGTGCCAGGTGCACCTTGACACCCTCCGCCGGATCCTCCTGGACATCGCTCGCCTGTACGCCCATGTCTCGTCGGCTGGGTTCCTCCGTGAGCAGCGGGACCGGGATGCCGAACGTTGGGTTGGCTCGAAAGCCCCCACCGATTGCCAGGCCCTCTCCGTCCTCGACTACCGAACCCGGGCCCTCGTCCCCGGCGACCCCATCTCCGTCTCCCGCGTTCTGAAGGTCTGGACGTACGCCATCCTGGACACCTTGGCGCAAGAGTCCATGATCACCGATGGCAGTGTCTCCTTTGCGCACGACGCCCCGATGCCCCACCAGTCCGTCCCCAACTACATCCTGTTGCACGTGCAAATGCTGCCTTGGCTTGCCGACCACCCGACCGTCGTGGTACGATACGCCCGGCACATGGCGGCCATTCGTCGTCAGCTCCTCCGCCTCGTCCCTCAATACTAACCGTAAGGAGATCAGATGATCTTGACCCAGATCGAGCCGGGCCACCTGGTCCTGACCGACATGTCCCCTGCCCAACAGAACGAGGCACGTCTGTTTGCCAGTCGGTACGGGGAGCGGGACCTGTTCGTCAAGGGCAACCCGGTCCTGCGCCCGGACGGCTTCCTGTTCATCCAGGGTGACCTGTCAACCTACAACCGGACCGTCTTGGAACCGGACCCCCAGTTCGTCAGTTGGTCCGGGATCCGGTTCGCCGGGGTGTCGATCAGCGAACGAACGGGCCGTCCGTCCGAGGGTGTCCCGAACACCGCGAACCGAACGGCCCGGCACACGATCCTCGGCTACGTTGGCGGACGTCCGGGCGCTCAGGATCCTGCCATCCCGCACACCCTGATCCCCTCGCTCACCACCTACCGGCCGCTGTGGGTCGAATACACGTACGACGTCCCCGGCGGCCAGGTCTCCATCCGTCGGCTTCGAGCCACCAAGGAAGGACGTGGAATGTGAGTAACCTTCACATCGTCTGGGCAGGCGAGTTCGCCCCGCACGTGCCCAAGGAGTTCTACGACCCGGAGTTCTTCTCCTCGATCATCTGGACCACGATCGAGGGTGGCGGGCACACCGTGACGACGCCCCTTCGTCCCGGCCGCACGTACATCTTCGGCCCGTCCGCCGTCCTCCTGGTCGTCAGTCAGCCCGAGATCGAGGGTGCAGACCAGGTCTCGTTGGACGAACTGAAGCCCCTGCCGCCCGAGGACCCGACACCGCCCAGGAAGAGGTTCCGTCCAAGGGCTTGACACCCCGTGATAGTATAGGGTTGCAAGGGAGAGAAACACAGCGAACACGGACACCTCTCAATCCGACACTCAGTGAATCGGGATTGACGTCGCCCGGCGCTCGGTTTCACCGTTGCACACGTCTTGACGGACGTTCGACCGGGCGTATGCCGCAAGGTACCCGGGATCCAGTTACCGCCCCTAGACTGTGAGACCCTGAACAAGGGTCCGGGGCCCTATGGTCACCTAGCTCAGATGCCACACCGCCTGACTGTAAGAGGCACCCTCGACGGAGGGCGACAACCAGACGATGGTTGCCAGTGTGTCGGGACAGAGCAGCCGCCCATAAGCGGAGTGTCCGGGGTTCGAATCCTCGGGTGACCTCGATACTGATCAGGCCAATTGGGGCCAGATCACCCAGTGGGACCGGCCAGTCCTACGCACACGATGGTCTGATCCACCGTCGTCCTGAGAGCGAGACTCAGGGGTCACCTGCTGACAAAGGATGTCGGGGTCCGTTTGAGGGCCCTGTTGCCGGTTCGATACCGGCCAGGTGAACGTTCCGAATGTCGCGGGTTCGAGTCCCGCCCCGTTTGCCTAGCATTCGGGTAGCTCAGAGGCAGAGTGTCGGATAGCCGGGTGTCCCGCAATGCACGCGTGCACGGGCCCCGGTGAAACTTCCACTAGTCAGTACGTCCGCCCCTATTCGACGGGGCCACGGTGGCTGATAGGTGGGTGGCCCGATCCGCAGTCCACCAAGAGGCTTAGGGATCGGGCCAACTGAGCTTCGTTCACGGTGCGAGTGAGGACGCTTGCGAAGGGGGCTAGGGCACCTGTGGGACAGGTGTTCCGAGATCGCCATCCCAAGCACCGTGAACGTTGTACACTTCCGACCGAACAACCGAGCCCGGTCTACCATGATCGGGACGCCCGGCGGTCGGAGGACATACCATCGTGTACCTGTTCGTCAGGGCACGGTCTTTACATCTGTCCCTCAGGGCTAAGAGGGATAGGCACAAGTGGGATGGTGGTTCCAGTCACATGCCCTACACTGGCGCACGACCATTTCGGGCGGAGTAGAGCAGTCAGGTCAGCTCACCGGTTTCATACGCCAGGAGGTCGCAGGTTCGAATCCTGCCTCCGCCCCTTCACGTTCGTCCGTGGTCAGCACAGAGCGCATCCGTAGTGGGTGCACGGGCGGCAAATCAACCTGTACCGAAGATCGGAAACACAGACGTCTCACCGGCCAAACGGCCTAGTCCCCGTGATCTGCTCATTTCGATCTTCTATGCCCCGTAACTCAGTTGGCAGAGTGTGCGATTGTTAATCGCTTGGTCACTGGTTCGAGTCCAGTCGGGGCAGCGTGCGTTCGTCATCCATTCGTCCGGGGTTGCCCGGTGGTGTGGCTCTGGCGGACGGGCCTACTTCAACAGATTGAACGTACGTCAACCGTCAGGAGGTGTCAAGTGTTCATCCTGGGACCCGCAACCGCGCCATACGAGACCGTTCGCCAGGCCCTCGTGCGCAAGAAGGCTTCGGCCCTGTTCATCGACACCATGTTCCCCTGTCTCTGGGAGGCCGCTCTGACGGAGCACGTGGACCCGGTGGGCATGGTCGCCCAGTCCGCCAAGGAGACCGCCTGGGGCCGATACACGGGCGTCCTGGCCGCTGGTTGGATGAACACCTGTGGCCTGAAGGTCCGGAACCCCGGCACCCTTGGTCTGACCGGGGACACGGACTACGAGCGGTTCGCCCACCAGGTCTTCCCGTCCTGGGAGATCGGCGCTCTGGCACATGCTCAGCACCTCGTTGCGTACACCGGCTGTCAGGTCCCTGTGGGCCTCGTCGATCCGAGGTTCGACCTCATCGCAGGCCGGTACCACATTCAGCACTTCCGCGAACTGTCCGGTCTCTGGGCCGCCAGTTCATCGTATGGTTCGTCCATCGAAACACTGATGGCGGACCTCAGTCAGGGATAGGGAGGCCGCGTGAAGGCCTGTCGTCGCTGCTCTGTCGTATCGGATAACTTCGGGCCCCGTAAAGTCACCTGTCGCCCTTGCCTGGCCGCCAAGGAGCGAGATCGGAGGGCCAATAGGTCTCCGGAGCAGCGGGCAAGTGAACGCCAGGTGATTCAGCAATGGGAAGCGGCCCACCGCGCGACTGTCCTCGACACTCACCTGAGGTACCGGACTTCGCCAAGAGGCCGGGCGACTCGTAATCTGGCATCACAGCGTCGTCGGGCCGCCAAGGTCAACGCTGACACAGGTTGCTGGTACGCCCGAGAGACCGTGGCGCGACAGTCGCTCACCGATCCATGTGTCTACTGTGGCGGTCCCGGCGGACAGCTCGAACACATTGACGCTCTATCGATCAGCCTGGATGACACGGCTGACAACTTTGCGGGTGCCTGTGCATCGTGCAATCCGGCCAAACGTGATCGTCGACTTTTGGCCTTCCTACTTGAGAGGGTGAGCTAGTTGGGCGCTGTCCGGGACATCATGAATGAACTACGTAGAAGGGGTGCGACTGTCTGGGAATGGTCGGGATGGGACGGCCGGGGCAACGCTGGTGTGTCTCAGATCAACCCAGTCGGCGCTGTCCTCCATCACACGGCATCGGGCTACGGTTCGGCGTTCCAGGTCCTCGTGACCGGTCGCTCAGACCTCCCTGGAGCCCTGTGCAACTTCAGTGGCAACTCGGACGGGTCGTTTACCGCGATCGCCTCTGGTCTGGCCTACCATGCCGGACAGGGTGCCGGTCCTTCGTTGGGCCCGCTTGCCAGTGTCGCGGGGAACATGAACGGGCGCACTGTTGGCCTGGAGATCGTTTACCCGGGCAACACTCCTATGACTCAGGCCCAGTACGACAGCATGATCCTTTTCGGCCGGGTCGTCGCTGATCTGTTCGCCGGGGGCAACGCGGACGTGATCCGGGCCCACGCCGAGACGAACGGGTGGCCGGGTGATGGCAAATGGGATCCCGGATTCGCGCCTGGCCAGACGATCAACATGGACACCGTCCGCAACCTGATCCGCAACTACTCGGGGCCCGTTTCGCCTGCGCCCCAACCGGAGGATGACAACGTGGCTCTTCTCGCTCACAACATCGAACCCGTCAAGGACGTCTGGTCCTCGATCGCCGTCCCGCCCGTCCGAGGGTCGCTCAGCTCCCCGGCGGCCGGTGGTGAGACGTGGCTCCATCTGCACGCCCCGAACACCGCTGCCAAGGTCGAAGTCTGGCGGTCGGCCTCGGGAGAGGGAACCCTGCTGAAGACGTTCACCGTCGTGCCGGACGCCTACGTGTCGGTCAAGCTGCCCGACGGGACGACCGGGCTGTCCTTCCGCTACCTCGAAGGTACCCAGGCCGTCGCGGCGACCCTGGAGACCTACCGCCCCTGATCAAACGCACTCGCAAACGTTTGCGTGTTGCAGGTCAGGGCGTTGCCCCAGTACACAGACGGCCTGTCGTTTTGACCCCTAGTCCATGTGGCCAGGGTGGACGACAGGCCGTCTCAGCCTTAGGAGGACACACGATGGTGTGGCCCAGCGGACCCCGTAGACCACACAGCACAGTGTGGCCACAGACAGTGCGCCTGGTACGTAGGCGCTCAGGTGGCCAGTGTGAGATAGTGGATGATGGAGTACGGTGTACTGAGGCCATGGTTGAGGTGGACCACATCACCCCGTGGTACATCAGCCATGATGATCGTGTAGAGAATGCACAGGCCATATGTGCATGGCACCACACACGCAAGACACAGAGTGAAGCGATAGAGGCAGCACAGGCCAAACGATCAAGAGGCAAACGAGTGACAGAAATTCACCCGTTTGATGCATAGGATCGTTATCATCGTGTGACAGGAATTAGATTAATTTGTATCTAAATTCCTATTGACAAATGACCCTGGGGGTGCATCCCCTCCCTATCTAACAATAGGAAGAACGGGCCCCTTGCCACTTTTGCTCACTCCCAAAGACCTTAGAGTAACTAACCCTTAAGTGTACCAGGCCGGGGTGCCGGTTGTCAAGCCCCCTGGTTTCAAGATCATCAGGCAGAGTGGCAAGAGGCTACTCAGAGTAGAGCGGGAAGGAGTCCCCGATGGCCGCACCGAAGAGTGGTCCAACTGCGAAGCAACGATCCGAAGATCGACTCGGCCATCGGACCAAGGCTGAACTGGACAACGTCCGCACGATCTCGCCCCGTCAGGAACACCCTGACCCCGTCATCCCGGAGCCGGGTCCTGAGTGGACCGATACCGCCCGGATGATGTGGGACGCCTTCGTGACTTCGCCCGTCAAGGAGCTCTACGAATCGGTCGACTACGTCACGTGCCACTTCCTCTGTGACCTTGTCTCCAACTGCCAGATGACCGGGTACCGCCCAGGACAACTCATGGTCATCCGTCAGATGATGGTAGACCTCCTGTTCACGGAGACCGCCCGACGGGCCGCGAACATCCAGATCGAACGCACCCAGGAAGTGGCGGACCCGAAGCGGGTTGCCGCGATCGAACGTGCGAGGAACCGGCGAACGTCCGGGACCCTGTAGCCGGTAACCCGAGAGTAGGCCCAGAATGCCCCTTCCCCTGTCCGTCCCGGTAGGCTCCGTCTCGGGCACCTGGTTCACTCCGTCCGGTGCTCTGGCGACTGGCCGGATCACGTTCACCCTTCTCGCGGAGATCGACGTTCCGGACCAGCAAGACGCCATCGTACTCCCGATCTTCCACGAGTTCATGATCACCGCCGGGACTCTGGACGAAGAGTTGCCCGCTGCCTTCTACGCGGTATCTCTCGAACTGACTCACGGGTACAAGAGCCGCAAGACGATCGAGGTTGTTGCCGGACTGTCGACCAACATCCCGGCGAGTCTCGATCGTCAGCCGCCCCCGAATTTCGGCCCCGTCGCTGTCCTGACTGTCGGGGGTGTTGCTCCGGATGGCACGGGCAATGTCAGCGTTCCGACGGACCTGATCCTCTCGGCCGCCGTGGACGAGTTGACAGATCAACTGACTGAGGTGGACGCACGGAATGTCCGCGACTTCAGCGGCCAGTTCCTCGATCCACAGGCACGCAAGCTATCTACGGTCCCGGTCCCAACCACCGTGAACTACACCGCCTCGACCACGTTGGCCCCGTTCACGTATCCCTGTTGGCTGTCGAACAACGGCAACGTGACGTACGCCGTTCGAGGTTTTGACGTGGTCACGTCGACTGATGAGGGGTCCACGTGGACCCTGTTGCGGACGTTCACCCAGAGTCCGAGTGCGGTCCGACAGATGTCCAACGGGGACCTGTTGGTCGCGACCAAGACCACCGGGGTTGCGGGCCAACTATGGAAGTACTCGAACGGCACATGGACCTTGGTCCTGACGTCGTCCGCCACCAGCACGGCGTTCCAGCCGCAGTGGGGCATGTCAGTCGAGGGCGGATCTCGGATCCTGGTTTCCGAGTACGGGACCAAGATTCCCACTGCCACGACCGCCCCTCGCTACGTGTGGCTGTCGCAGGACTTCGGGTCCACGTGGACCGTCGTCTATGACTTGGGCAATGTGACCGACGGCCACATTCACGGTTGCGCGTACGATGCGTACTGGGATCGGCTGTGGGTCGTCACGGGCGACTCGACCAACCGGCGCATCGTCTACTCGGACAACTTGGGCGCGACCTGGGTCACAGTGTCGGCAGGTGCCCGGACAAACCAGATGGTCGGTATCCTGCCGATGCGCGGGTGCATCCTGTTCACTACCGACTCTTCCCCGAACGCCATCATGCGGATTCGCCGGGTCGACAAGGCCACCGTCCCTTCCGTGGTCGAGATTGCTCACCTGGTCGAGGACGCTGCCACCCTGGTCACCTTGGGCGGACAGCACTACCAGCGGAATAGCTCCAGTCCGGCGCTGTTCCCGTTCGTTCGGACAGGTGGCGCGGGTGTCTCTCGTCTGATCGCCACGAACGACGGCGAAGATTTCTTCGTCATCTGGACCAGCCCGGCTAACTTCGTCAACGATGGGTCTGGGCTTCAGAGTGTCATGGGCCCGACCACTTCGGGCAACCTGATCGGCACCGTGGTCAATGACGCAGGGTCGGGCGGGGTTTTCAAGTCCGTCTGTCCGGTCTTCCGTGTCCGCGCCTCAAAGTTCAGTAAGACGGTCATCACCACGTTTGCTCAGCCTGCTTCGACCAAGGGTGCCGCGTTCGTCGCGAACACCCTGATCGGTAGTGGGCTGCCTGCGCTCGATGTCCGGTTTTGTGGTACACATCCGACCTGGGTTGCCACGACACAGGACGACATGGTTTCGAAGTACTTGGGGTCCGACCCGAACCGAGAGTGGCTGTTTGTACTTCGGCCCGATGGTCGGATCCAGTTGAAGTGGTATCCGACTGCTCTCAGCGCTTCGTTGGTTACAGCCGTCTCGACCGTCGTACCCACGTTGGCCGGGGCGAACAAGCGCCTTGCGCTCAGGGCCACCTTGACGCCGAACAACGGCGCGGGTGGCTGGTCCGTCCTGTTCTACGAGTCCGCGAACGACGGTACGACGTGGACCCAGATCGGGACCACGGTAACCGGTGCGGGGGTGACCTCGCTCCCGGCCGCCACGTCACAGCCTCTCTGTGTAGGTGCAGAGGGTAGTGGCCTGGTTGCCGCATGGCCCGGCCGCGTTCACTGGGCAGATGTCAAGTCGGTCATCGGGGATTACAACTCGGTTGCCCGGGTCGATTTCTCCAGTCCTCAGTACCAGTTGGGCGACATCCAGCCGCTTGACGCCATGTCTCCAGCCCCCGAATACACGGACAAGGCCGGGAACGCGTGGACGTTGGTAGCGGGTACCCGGATCCAGGGTGCCAGTGCCACGAACACAGAGGCGTACATGTACCGTCCGACGATCACCGGATCCCGGGCCACAGCCACACCACTCACCCAGCTACTCGAAGCGCTGGTGGCGGCAGGCCTGATCATCGATAGCACGACAGCGTAACGGAGGAGGTGGCCGAGTTGACAGCGATATACACTCGGCCACCTCGTCCCGATCCGTCCTGGACACTCGGCCCCCAGGTTGAGGAGTGGATGGCGACCTGGCTGGTGGACGCCGTGTCTGGAGATCCTCTCGTTCTGACAGAAGAGCAGTCTTACTTTCTGGATCTTTGGTACGCGGTCGACAGGCTCACGGGTCGCTGGATCTATGACCGGGGCGCTCTTCGTCGTGCACGAGGTACCGGTAAGAGTCCGTTGGCCGGGTACATCTCGGCGGCCGAACTCTGCGGCCCCGTTCGCCTGGACTACTGGGACCCGGACACCGACGAACCTGTTGGCCGTCCCGTCCGGAAGGCAGATGTCCAGATCATCGCTACGACTCTCGAACAGTCAAAGGCGATTATGAACTATGCCCTCGGGTGCTGGTCCGAAGAAGCCATCGAAAAATGGGGCCTCAGGATCGGGATTGTCGAGGTCAAGAAGACCCTGGGCGGCCGAGGTCGAATCAAGGCCCTGGCTAACAACCCTCGTGCTCTCCGTGGTGGAACCCCCACCCTCGTCTGGATCGAAGAGGCGTCGGAATGGGTGAAGGCCAACGGCGGCCATTCAGCCATGGAACGTATCCGCTCGAACGTAGCCAAGACCACCGACGGCGGTAGACTCTGCGAACTGGCGAACGCGTATACCCCGGGCGAGGAAAGCATAGCGGAGAAAACTCACGCTGCCTGGCTCAAGCAAACGGGGCGACCTGGGGCCCGCGTGTCGATCCTCTATGACTCGCTCGAAGCTGACCCTGACACCAAGCTACACGATCCCGAGAGTCTGCGCAACGGTCTTCGGGAAGCGGCCGGGGATGCCTACTGGCTGGACATCGAGACTCTGGCTGCCACAGCGCTGGACCCCGATGTCGCCCCGTCTCAGTTCCGCCGTGAGCACTTGAACATGATTGTCGTTTCAGAGGACAACGTGATCAGTGCTCAGGCCCTCGGTGCTGCGACAGCGACGGCCGAGGCCCCCTTGCGTCCCCTTCGTCAGGGCGACGTTGTCACGATGGGCTGCGACCCTTCGTTGTCCGACGATGACACGGCTGTAGTGGCGTTTCGGATCTCTGACCGATCGTTCCACCTGGTCCACCACCAGTTCAAGGTTCACAAGATCGAACGGGCGGACGAGGAACGGGACGAGAACCTCTGGCGTGTCGACGAGGATCAGCTTGACAATGCTGTCCAGATCGTTCGTTCTCATTGCGAACTGGTTGGCTTTGCCTCGGACGTCTACCCGCTCGATGATCTGGTCATTGGGTGGGAGTCCGAATTCGGCCAGGACATGACGGTTCTCGCCCGGCCGGGTACGCCTATTCGGTACGACATGCGGAACAACCGTCGTGAGCTGACCTACGCGTTCGAAGCTCTGTTGACCCAGATCGTGCAACGCAAGGTCATCTTTAGTATGGATCCGGCGATCCGGGAACACTGGCTGAACGCGAAGCTTCGACCTAATCCCAATGGCAACCTGTTCGGCAAGGCGACCCGACACAGTAAGGCCAAAGTCGACATCGTGGCGGCCTGCCTCCTTGCACACCTGATGGGGATGAAATTCCTCGCACTTTCCGGCGAACCTGAACCCGGGTCCGTTGAAGTTCATTCCTGGTAACTGAAAGGAGGTGAGACCGACCGATGCCGTTCCAAGACCTGTACACCCTGTGGCAGAACGAGGCAGCCAAGTGTGATCGAGCGCATGATTACCTGACTGCCAAACAGACCGTGCGATCGACCCCGGTTCTCGCCCCGCCCGAACTCCGGACGCTGTACTACACGCCGCTGTATTGGTGTGAGATCCTGACCCAGGCTATCGAGGAACGTATCTCGATTACCGATGTCGAGTGCTCCGTTGAGCGGGTGGCCAAGTGGCTCCGGTCGCAGTGGCGGGATATCGACGGGGACCTGTTGTCGAGTCGCGTGCACACTGAGGCCCTGGCCTACGGTCGCGCGTACGTCTCGGTCACCACGGGCGAAGACGGTAAGCCGCAAGCCACCATGCTCACGGCCAAGTCCACCGTGCACAAGATGAATCCGCGCACCGGGGAACTAGACGAGGCCCTTCGTGTCTACGGTCGTGAGGGCAAGCTGGCCACCCTGTACCAGCGCGGTCGAACCACCTGGCTCCAGAAGGTCGAGGGCGGTTGGCGAGTCGAGCGGCAGGACGATCACGGGTACTCGCGTGTCCAGATCGTCGTGTTCAGCCAACGATCCGCCAAACAGGATGGCTACGGCGCTCCGGTTACCCGGTCGATCTGGGGACTCCAGGATGCCGGGTCCAGGGTCAGCACGGATGCCGCGATTGCGGGCGCTCTGTTGGCCGTGCCGCAGAGGGTCATCAAGGGCGTCACTCAGGACAACAAGCCCAAGATGTCCGCCGAGAAGATGTACCTTGCTCGGCTCCTCACGCTGTCGGGCAAGGACGCTTCGATCGAACAGTTCGCGGCGGCCCAGCTCCAGAACTTTGCGACCCTGCTCAACATGTACTCCAAGCAGGCCGCCAGTTCACTCGGGGCTCCGATCTCGTTGTTCGGTGTGGCGTCCGACGCCAACCCGGCCAGCGGAGATGCGAAGGCCGAGGACGACAGCCGGATCACCCGACGGGCTGAACGAATCGCCCGGGACTTCACTTCGTCCTGGGAACTGGTTCTCCAACTCCTGTTGGACTTCTGCCCGTTCCCTGTGACAGACGAGGCCCGACGATCGGCAACGGTCGCCTGGCTGGACCCGAACAAGCCGACGATGGCCGAGGGCGCAGATATGGCGCTGAAGTTGGCCAGTGCGAAGTATGGCCCGAACGAACGTCCGCTTGTTTCCCACCAACGGATTCTCAAGATGCTGGGTCTGTCGGATGAGGAAATCTTGGCGGAATTGGACCTGATCGAGGAAGACGAATTGACGGCCCTGCTCCGTGAACCTGTGGAGGAGGATCCGAGTGTCAGTCCAACCGGTGACCCAGCGCCAACGGGAGACCCTGAGTCTTAGGTTTATGAGACGGATTGCCAGGTTGATCCTGCCTTTCGTCGGTAAGCCTGTGACGTCCTCGATCCTGGCCCAGATGACTAGACGGTCTTTCCCGTCCGTCGAATCACTGCGCCACGAATACCGGCTCTTGGCCACCCGGTCATTTGCCTACCACATGGACATCGACATTCCGCCTGTTGACAGTGTACCGCCGATCCGCGCATACGAGATGCAAGATTGGGCGAAAGCGGTCAACAGGTCATTGAAGGCCGAGAACGAGATCCCGGAGGGCCGGACCATTACGAGACAGGATGTCTCCAGGGTCCTGCGCCGGGCTGACTTGCACGGTCGGAATGCCGAACGGAATACGATGGTCGCTCTTTCGGTCGAGTCGGAAGAGGTTATTGGATGGGCGCGGGTTGATCCCATTCCGCCCACCTGCCCGTTGTGCAGGCTGACCATCTCACGAGGACCTGTCTACTCCAGTGCCCAAGCGGCCGGATCGGATGGGAACGACTACCACACCGGATGTACGTGTGAGGTAGTGCCCGTGCGCTCGAAGGAATCGTGGCCGGGTAGAGATCAATACCTGAAGGAACGCCAGTTGTACAAGGAGGCCAAGGGAAATGCCAAGGCCTACCGTGCGCTGGTGAAGAAAGCGAACAAGGACGCCGGACCTGGTGTCACCCAAACAACGGCCGATAAGTTGGCTGGTTTGAATGAGAAGGAGTCTCACTAATGGCAGTTGACATGAATGCCCTCGCGGCCGAGAACCCGGAAGCCCACGCCTACATCCTCCAGTTGCGGGGAGAGTCGGCGGAGAACCGAGTGAAGGCCTCGGAAGCCACGTCCAAGTTGCAGGTTGCCGAGGCCACCGTGACCAGCTTGACCACGGAGCGCGACACCCTGAAGTCCTCTGTGACCGAGCTGACCGAGAAGGTTACCGGTTCCACGGAGGACAAGTGGCGTGCCGATGCTGCCCTGGCGCACAAGCTGCCCGCCGACCTGGCGGCCCGGCTGAAGGGTACCGACGAGGCCAGCTTCCTGGCGGACGCGGAGGCCTTGTCCAAGTTCATCCCGCCCGCCCAGGCCACCCGTCCTCCGGGTGACGCCACCCTGAACCAGCCCGACCCGGCCGCCGGATCGCAGTTGGAAATGACGGCCGAAGAGAAGGCCTTCGGGGATGCCCTGTGCGAACAACTCGGAATCTCCCCGGCTGACCCGGGCGTCTGATCGTCCGTTCGCTTTTCGCCCAGCTTTACCCCACGATCGTAAATCGCGCTCACGGGCGCTAATCGAAAGGAGCCACCATGGCTCTCCTTACCGGGTCGTTCAAGTTCGACCCCGTGCAGTCTCTCAAGGTGATGAACGACAGCCGCCAGGTGTCGATCATCCAGCAGTTCGCCGAGAAGGTGGAAGTGTCCAACGGCGGGGCGTACGTCAACATCTTCACGACCGATGTGGCCGGTGGCTGGGTCGGGACCGAGGGTGGTACCAAGCCCGTCAACGAGCAGGCCCTGACCAACGCCTCCATGCCCCTGTACGAGTGGGCGACCATCGTCCCGATCTCGAACCGCGTGGCGAAGGCCAACCCGTACGGCGTGATCGCGATCATCAAGAAGGGCGCCTACGCCTCCTTCAACCGGGACTTCGACTCCCTGGCGTTCGGTGGCGTGATCGGCCTCGGTACCACGGTGGCCGACTCCATGGCCGGGGTCACCAAGACCACGACCCTCCAGAGCCTGGCGGCCGTGCCGTCGCGCACCG